CAGTCTGCGGGATCGGCTTGACAGGGTGGGGTGACACCCCCTCTCTTGACTCTCCCCCACACCCCCCTCAGTCCCCCTGCTAGGGGGAAGGGGTTCAGAGGTCTAAGACCGGAGAACCTCTGGGGTGACAGACAGTGAACGCAGTGAACGCACACTTATGTTGAAAGGTGTAAAAGGTGGGATAGGTTTAAGGCATGAACCGCGAAGAATGTGTAAGTGAGAGCAGTTTACCTGATGCTTTGGGTATTAGCCGCAAGGAGCTCGTGGCGTTCCGCAAGGAGTGCTTCGAGGGGTTAGACTGGGCGTACGAGCCGAGCCGGAGGGTGAAGGCGACCTGGAAGGTCTTATGGACGCCTGTTGGGATGCAGAAGATCAAGGCGCGCTTTAATCTCGCTGAGGAGGAGGTCAAGGAGGTCGAGGAGCAAATCAGTGTCGCTGCGCAGGAGTGGGACGGGGTGGTGACGGCTAAGGCCCGAAACCCGAGGCTCATTATGTGCAAGGTGGGGAAGGATGAGGTCAAGGTCTTGGTCAGGGATAACTCTAAGTTCGTTATCGGGATGACAGTGCCGCTTCGGAAGGACGCGGGGCGTTGGGTGGCTAAGCGTCATCCTCGTTTTGGAGGGAAGTGGTAATGAAGAAGAAGCGAGTTCAGAGGGCTAAGCCGAAGCCGAAGGCCAAGCCGAAGGCCAGGGTCAAGCGCCGTAAGCCTAAGAAGGACGTCATAGATGTCGCGGCGTTCAGGATGGATGATCTGTTCAATGGCCGGAAGGCGGGTGATTTCAGCATCAAGGAGGAAAGCCAAGACGAGCAAGTGCAGGGGTTCTTAGCGGACATGTGCCTCCGGGCGCCGGCGTATCTCAGCCAGGGGGCGTTCGTGGTGCAGGGGAAGGACAGCCGTTGGAAGGTCGTTGTGTTCGGTGGCACGAGTTTCGAGGACGTCATGGGTAAGGTTCTCAGGGTGGGGATACTGGGCATGGCTCAAGGGCCAGAGGAAGAATAGGATTAGTTTGACTTATGCTTGCCATAAGGAATACTTATCGTCTCTACAATGAATACCAAGAAACACGAAGCCAGTGACCCCAAGGGCAAGCCTGCCAGCAAGAGCAAGGATATTGTTCAGGGTGATTACCGGAAGATGGAAACCCTGATGCGCGGGAAGCCTGCGCAGTCGAACGGCAAGAACTACAAGGGCCGCTGAGTTTAGTGCAGCTCACGCCGCATCCAGTTATACGGCTCCCGAACACCGACGAACTCAAGGTGCTCAAGGAGAGGCTCGGGGCGGAGAAACTCGCGGAGATACTCAGGTTGCGTGAGGAGAAGATCCTCGCTGAGAAGCAAGACCCGTATCGTCACGGCTACGAGCCGTTTCACTGGAAGGCGGCGGATGAGTTCCTACAGCAGTACCAAGAGGTGTGCGTCTTAGGGGGCAACCGCGCCGGCAAGACTGAGTGGGCGGCTAAGCGGGTAGTAGCGGCGATGGTGAACATCCCGAACGCGCGCGTGTGGTGCTTGCACACGACGAGCCAGTCTTCGATCCAGATGCAGCAGAATGTTATCTGGAAGTACTTACCGCCTGAGTTCAAGGGGCTGAAGAAGGGCAGAGTTACTAACATCCAGTACACACAGAAGAACGGCTTCTCTGACGGTACTTTTATCTTTCCGAACGGTAGCCAGTGCCACTTCATGAATTACGCGCAAGAGCGCCGGGTGGTCGAGGGCGGTGAGTGCGATATCGTGTGGTGCGACGAGCTCGTCCCGTTGGACTGGGTGGAAACCCTCCGGTACCGCGTTGTTACTCGGCGCGGGAAGCTCGTGGTTACATTCACGCCTGTGCAGGGCTACTCGAACGTCGTGAAGGAGTACGTCTCTGGGTGCAAGTACTTGGAGACTAAGGTCGCAAGCATCCTGCCCGATAAACAGCAGCACGTCCCTGGCGTCCCCCTAGGCCACATGCCGTACCGGGCGAAGTCTCGCGGTAAAGACGCTGGCGTCGTCTGGTTTCACTCCGAGTTCAACCCTTACAACCCTTTCGACGAACTCAGGAAGACGCTAGACGGGAAGACGGTGTACGAGCGAAAAATCCGAGCCTACGGCTGGGCTGATGGACTCGCTGGTGCTCAATTCCCGCGCTTCGGTGACGCTAATATCGTTAAGCAGTCTGATATCCCGGCTGAAGGCACGAACTTCATGGTGATCGACCCAGCTGGCGCGCGGAACTGGTTCATGCTCTGGTTGCGTGCTGTCGGGACGGGCGAGAGCACGAAGTGGTACATTTACAAGGAGTGGCCTGACAAGACGTACGGCGAATGGGCGCTCCCTGACTCTAAACTCGACGGGAAGGCTGGGGCTGCTCAGCGCGCTGGTGGCGGGAAGGGTATCAACGAGTACAAAGAGCTCATTCGAGACATGGAAGTCGATACGTCGATTTCCGAGCGTTTTATCGACCCGAGAGCAGGGGCTACCCAGGCGGCTGGCAAGGAGGGGGGCACTTCCCTGATTGAACTCCTAGAGACTGACCCTGACCCGATGTACTTCACGCCGGCGGCTGGCATCCGGATCGACGAAGGAGTAGCGCTCATTAACGACGCTTTGTCTTACGACCAGAACCAGCCAGTTACGGTGCTGAACCAACCGAAGCTCTTTGTTTCCGAGGAGTGCGACAATTTGATCTACTCTCTCAGGGAATGGACTGGGGCAGACGGGGATAAGGGCGCATCTAAAGACCCTATCGACTGCCTGCGCTACCTCGCGGTGATGCAACCCGAGGAAGAAGACGAGGCAACCTGGAAGGCAACCCGTGGTGGTTCATACTAATTTATGCCAAAAGACCCAAAAGACTACCCGATTGTGCTTTCGCGTTCGCTTGCTGAGGAAATGACAGGCATAGACGTACGAGAGCTCGATAATCTTCGCAAGCAGGGGCTTGTTCGGTGTTTCAAGACGCTAGGAGGCCAGTATCGTTTCCATAAGCTGTCCCTCGTTCAATACATCGAGTCTAAATCCCAATACTTTACCACCATCCATGCAGAGCAAGTACAACAGGAACGATAAGCTCGTTTTCGCGAGCGATACGCCTGATATTCAGAACCTCCAGACGGAGTTCGATCGTTCCCTGACGAACGGCGGGAATATCGCGCGCATTAACAGCAACGACGACATCCGCCTTGCTCGATGGGAAGGCCAGAGCGACGATGGCAAGAAATACAGCCGCAATCAACGTGATGGCGAGACTGCTTTCCCTTTCGAGGGTGCGTCCGACGTGCGTTGCCGCCTAGTTGACTCGATTATCAATGAATTAGTGATGCTTTTGGTGAACTCCTGGCAGCTCGCCCGCATCCGGGTCAGCGGCACTGAGTACGGTGACGCCAGCGTCGCTGCTTCCATCCAGACTCTTGCCCGATGGGTCGTCGAGAACAAACTCCGCCCTGATCTGGAGCGCGAAGCAGAACTCTGGGCTCAATACTCCCTTAATTACGGCTGGGCTGTCATGCACGTCGGCTGGGAACGTCGTCTCGGCTCCCGCGAGGTCACTGAAACGCTGGCTACCCTCGAAGCGCGCGCGTCGAACGACGGTATCTTGGCTGAAGCCATCCGCCAGCTCACGGCCACCGGCGCGTCTGACATCACGGCTGACTTGCTCGCTAATAGCCTCGGATGCTCGTCCGAAGAAGCCAAGCGCATCGCTACTGAACTGCTGAACGCTGGTGTTTCGACGTACAACCAGCAGTACAACCGTATCAACCTCCCTGTTTGCGCTGCCCTGAAACCGTACGAGGAAATCAGCTTCCCGCCTGAAACCCTAGACCTCCAGGACGCTCGCGTCATCTTCAAGCGCACGTTCCTGTCCGAAGTCGAGCTCCGAGAGATGATTAAGACCGATGGTTGGGACGAGGAGTTCGTCGAGGAAGCCGCGAACACTGCCGGCAAGTCCGCTTACCTCACCGATCCGAACCTCATCCCCGTCACGTCGAACGTAACGAACGCTCTGCACCGCGCGGACAACCTCATCGAGATTGTGTACGCTTACAGCCGTCAAATCGACGCTAACGGCGTGCCTTGCGTATATTACACGGTCTTTTCTCCGCAAACCAGCGAAGTCGAGACGTTCGCTAAGCACAGCAAGCTCGATTACGCCCACGGAGAGTACCCGTTCATCGAACTCCGTCGCGAGCGCCTGAAACGTGCCGTTGTTGAGTGCCGTGGCATCCCGGAGATTGCTTTTACCGATCAAGAGGAAATCAAGGCTCAGAAGGACAGCCTGCGCGACCGTACTGCCTTTGAAACGCTCCCCCCTATCAAGGTTAAGAAGCGTCTAGGCACCCAGAACCAGATTGCCCCTGGCTCGCTGCTACCCGTCACCACCCCTGACGACTATTCCTTCCTTTCGCCGCCCTCGGGCAATCCTACACTCGCCTTCAACCTTATTGATCGTGTGGAAGCCCAGAACGCGGCCTATTTCGGCCTATTCCACCCTGCCGTCCCACCGCAGAAGACCCAGATGACCCAGCAGTTCATTGTGAACAACTGGCTCACGGCTTGGAGCCGGGTTCTCAAGCAGATGGTCAGTTTGTCTGTCCAGTACCTCGACGGCAGCGAAATCGAGCGCATCGTCGGGACGCCTATCGTTATGACGCCGAACGAAATCTCGCAGATGTATGACATCGGTGTTTCGTACAACGTGCGTGAGCTCGATACGGATTACGTCATGGAGAAGCTCAAGGCTATCGCCTCTTTCGTTGTCCCGATGGACGCGGGTGGCGTTATCGACCGCAATAAGCTCACGGCGCGCTTTATCGAGGCTATCAGCCCTGAGTCTGCTAAGGACTTGCTCCTCGATCAGAAGACTGCCTCCCAGAAGCTCTACAACGACGTCCAGACCGATATCGCTAAGATGATGGCCGGTATGGAAGTCCAGTACGTCGAAAACGACCCGACAGCCGGCACGAAGCTCCAGTATCTCCAGGATATCATCCAGAAGAACCAGAAGGCTCAGCAGATGGCTCAGGGCGACCAGCAGTTCCAAGCCCTTATCCAGAATTACGTCCAGAACCTCCAGATGAGCATCCAGCAACAGCAGAACAAGACGATTGGACGCCTAGGTGTCACCCCTGTCTCGGACAAGATGGCACAGGAAGGCCAGCAACCCGGTTATGGCGCCTGACCCTAATGCCACGCGCCGCACGCTCGCCTTCGAGAAAAACGAAGTATTTGACGCTGTTCTCGCGTATATGGACGCTGCTATCGCCGCTGAAGTCGATCGTGCTATCTCTTATAGCATCGAAGGCGAAAAGCGGGTGCATGCCTGCGGACGAGCCGAGGCTCTTAGGGATTTCAAGGATTTGCTCTTGTCGGAGCAGGAAGAAGCACAGCGCGAACGGTTTGGCTCCAAGAATGGTGCGTAATATTGCCAAACCCATCAAACGCCGCCGAGTGCGTTGACTTCACACATTTTAAGGCGTTACTGCCGATACGTCCTCTGAGTGGACGCAAAACTCTCTGAATATGGAAGATAACAATAACGCCGAGATCGGAACGGCTCAAAACAACCCCGAGGTACAGTCAAACGCCCAGTCAGGGGCATTAAACCAAGACAAGCTCGCGGATATCCTCCGCAGCACCCTGTTCGCTGACGAGGAACAGGCGGCACAGCCCGAGGCCGGTCAAGAGGGCGAAAACCAGACAGAAGTCAAGGACAACACGGACGGCGAAGCATCTATGCAAGATGCGGACACCGATACGGAAGTCCCCCAGGCTGAGGATGGTATCGACGAAGTTCATTCACAGCATACGCAAGACGACGAAGAAGATAGCGATCTTCCCAAGGGCGTCCAGAAGCGCATCGACAAACTCACGGCTAAGCGCAAGCAGGCCGAGGAGGAAGTCACCAAACTCCGCGAGGAGATGGAAGCGCTGAAACAGCAAATCTCATCGGCACCTCAGTCCGACACGGCGGGAACCAGCGTCAACGACGCATCTAACCCGTTCGAGTCGCTTCAGACTAAGGCACAGGTCGATAAGGAACTGGAAAACGCCCGCTGGCTAAAGTACAAGTGCATGGAGAACCCCTACGGCTTTGTCCTTGGTGACAAGGAATACGGCCAAGAGGATGTCACCCGCATGTTGGTCAACGCGACAAGGGCTATCGAAGAACAGCTGCCACGGCAGATGGGTTCGATCCAAGCCCGAGAACAAATTGACCCAATCGCCACGAAACAATACCCGTGGTGGAATAAGCCGGAAAGCAAGGAATATCAGGTCGCACAGAATGTCCTAAAGGTTTTTCCCAAACTCAAGGCGTTCCCCGACTTCAAGATGTTCATTGGTGATTACGTCCGAGGATACATGACCCGCGAGGGCCAAGTTTCTAAGGCGGCTCCCAGACAAGCACCCGTACCGCCCGTCCGTCCTACCGTAACCCCGGTTAAGTCCAAGCCCGCAGAAGTACAGGCTCGAACCGCCGTGGATCGTTTCCGCAAAACGAATAATGCTGAAGACCTCGCCCGAGTCCTAATCTCCAAGAACTTCATTTAAGCCCCCAACCCCCCTAATACCAAAAAATCATGGCTCTCCTCACAGAACGCAGCCTCGTCAACGCCGGTAAGCGCGAAGACCTGGCTAACCTCATCGCCCTCGTCGATGCTAAGGACACTCCCTTCACCTCCATGGCGAAGAAGGGTGCCGAACCCGGTAACACACTGTTCCGCTGGCAGGCTGACCGTCTCCCGTCCACCTCGGCTCCTACGCCGGTCGTCGATGGTTCTGACGTCTCTACTTACGACAACTACACCGTCGATGGTGCTACCCAATACCGCGTCGAACTCTCGAACCGAGTGCAGGTCTTCCGCAAGGCTGTCCGCGTCTCGAAGCTCACGCAGTCCTCGGTGACTAACGTCGCTGGTGTCCGCGACGAACTCTCGAACAACGTCTCGAAGGCCATCACGCTCATCAAGCGCGAGATGGAAGTCGCGATGTGCGCCAATCAGGGAGCCCAGGTCGATAACGGCACCGTCGGCTACCGCACCCGTGGCCTCGACAAGTGGATCGTCGCCGCTGCGAACATCGACACGGTTGACCTCCCGGCTGCTGCCTCCTCGTTCTGCCCTGCCGCCGCGCAGATCAGCACAGTTGGTACCGCCTCGCTCACTGAGTCTGTGGTTCAGGACGTCCTCACGGGCATCTACTCCCAGACCGGCCAGTTCAAGAACTACGACGCTATCGTCGGCCCGACCCTCAAGCGTGCCTTCACTAACCTCGTGTTCACCACGAACGCCTCTGGTACCAACCAGTACAACACAATCCGCACGCTGACTCGCGACGCTACCGAGCCGACCTACATCAGCTCCGTGGACGTGTTCGAGGGCGACTTCGGCCAGATCCGCCTGCACCCGTCCCTGTTCCTGAAGAACAACTTCTCGGGCTACATCATCCCGTTCGACATGCTCGAAGTGCGCTACGGCGGAAACGTCGCTGAGGTCACTGAGCTCCCGAACGCTGGTGGTGGCGAAGCGCGTCTCGTTGAAGCCGTCGCCGGCCTCTGCGTGTACAACCCGCTGGCCTTCGGTAAGTTCGACTTCAGCGCCTAATCCACAGGTGGCTGACATCATTCAGTCATTTGCTGAGGTAATCCCCTCCCATCTGCGCAAGCAGGTGGAGAGGGAACTCCTCAACGGATGGCGGAAGCAAGAAGTCACCGCCCGTTCCCAGGCTAAGCAGCAGGCAGCGTTCCGTCACTCGAACGCGGCTCAGAGTCTGGAGGGGGTCGGGGAGCTAAAGGCTCAGATCCCCCTTTCTGCTTTTCATTACTGGGGCCAACGCCTCGGTTATGTGTGCTGGGATGACAAGTCGTTCGTGAACGATTTCATCAAGCACAACCCGGAGGTCGCTGTTCAAAACCGCGTAAAGCGGACAGTGGTCAACGGGTCAATTTTCACCTCAGACGGATACCTCACATGAGAACCGTGAACTTCAGCACCATTCTGTTCGAGGGCATCCAGCTCTCGGGGCTCGATCGGCATAACATCGGGGAGGAGACATTTGCTCAATTCCGCGACTTTGCGAACCAGCGCCTTCGTATGGCGTGGGAGTCTCAGGACTGGCCTGACACCGTGCGTGTCGCTGAGCTCACCGTCACCGCGACGACCGGCACCGTTACAGCCGCTATCCCTGCCGATGCGGGCGAAATGCTGAACTGCTACGACCAAGACCCGCTTTTAACCACGAGAGCCCAGCCCCTCTCCTACCGCATCTACAACGATGGTAGCGTAGTTAAGCTGGTCTTCGGCTCAGACCCTTCTACGGTCTGGGGGGAATACCGCGTTAAGAAGCCTGATCTCGTCGGTGATGTATGGAGTTCCGCCCTTGCGTACTCTATCGGCGCCCAGGCTTACTTCGACAGCGGTAGCAATACAGGCACAACGATGCCTATTCCCGGTAAGCCTCATTACGGCGACTTCTACGACTGCCTCGACGCGACGACTGCCGGCCAGTCCCCTTTCACGCACCCCGCTAAATGGCTGAAGAAGGAAATCCCGTACATCTTCGGCACCTTCGTTGCTCGCGGCATGTTCTCCGACTGGCTGCGCTCTGAGCTCCAGGTCGAGGCTTCTCAGATTGCTGAGCAGGAAGCACAGGGCATGCTGGACTTGGAAATCGACAAGATTTTCCGTCAGCAGAAGCAAAGCGTGCGCATCAACATGATCCGAACTTACTAATCTACTACAATGGCTAACATCAACATCTCCTCCCCGTTCATCCGGGCATTCACCCACGCTACCGTGACTGTTGGCACTTCTGCCAGCACCGCCCTTGTCGCTGCCGTTACCCCGGAGCGCCGCATCAGCGTCATCATTCAGAACCAACACGCTACGGCTGTGCTGACTGTTATCTTTGCCGCTTCTGGCACAGACGGTCTTAAGGTCAAGGCTGGCGAAAGCATCTCCCTTGATAACTACAACGGTATCGTGCGTTGTGTTTCTGACACCGCCTCTACCCCTGTTCATATCGCTTACGCCACAGCCTAATGAGTGTACAATTTTCCAGTCCTGCGGAGTCCTACGCAACGGAGGCACAAATCCTTGCCGCTACTTCGTCTTCAACTGTTATCTCGCCAAGCAATTACATTCTGGCTGGATTGACCACGAATATCTGGTCGCCAGGAATTACTAATCTTAGCGGAAGCACTTCTGGTACTGGTGCAAATGTTAATTCTGGAGTAACTGCTTTAAAGGCTGATTTAATTTCTCCAAATGCACTTACTGCTGGATATGCTACAAGGGCATTTGCATTGCTCTTTACTTCAAGCACACTTTCACAAGGTTATAATTTTTCAACTGTAAGTGGTCACTCAGTTAAAATCTATGCCGCTTGGCAGTCAGTAGTTACTGGTGTAAAAATAAGAGCAATCTTTGGTAGGAGTAACGCTGGTGTCCCTCCTCCCTCTACGCTGGCTTTAAAAGGTTATGGATGGGAATACGACTTTGCAACAAGCACTTTGAGCATTATTGCTCACAACGGAACTACGCTCACGACTACTGCTGTTACTTTCACTCCTACATCTCTCAGAAGTTACGAAATTACCGCTATCTCTAACGGTGCAGGAACAATTTCATTGTATGTGGAAGGGGTTTTACTTGGAACATCAAGCGGAGGCCCGACAGCGGCTAGTGCGGCAACGACAATCTGGTGGCAGGTAGAAATCCAAAACGAAATAACCGCAACAGCACAGGCAAGCATTACTTACCACAACCCAAAACTTATTACATACAATGGTTAAATATCGCATCACCTCACTTCTGCTCATCGGGGACGGCAACGCTCTCCTCAAGGCGGTATTCCCTGCGTTCAATGGCGAACAGGCGTTCTTTGACCAATCCGAAATCACCGTCATCTTTAAGACTGCCCAGACCCCAGTTAACCTAGGCCCACTAATCAAAGTCGAAATCATCCCTACTCCCAAATGACCACCCTCATCCTGATCTCCCTGTCCTTTCTCAGCGGTGTCTATGTCGGCGCTCGCTACTCCGAAAAACTGCTCGCCATCTGGCACTCTGTCACAGGTAAGTAATGCCAACAAGGGAGTACGCAGTCGATGGTGACGAAGGGTTCATCGGCTTGAACTCTAGGGACAACCCGGTCATTCTGGGTAAGAACTTCGTCTCCAAGGCTCAGAACATGCGTATGGATCGTGGGGTCGCTACCGTCCGCAAGGGTGCTGAACGCCTAACAGTTGGCGCTCTCGTAGGAACACCAGCCTACGGCTCTTGCTCGTACACGACTGCTGCCGGGGTAGAACTGATTGTCCTAGTCGTCAATGACGGCCTGTACACTTTCACCCCAGATACGGACACCCTCTCAGCCAAGGTGAACTTCCCGGCTGGGCAGACTATCAGTGGGGCCGATGAGGTTGAACTCTATCAGGCAACGGGTATCGGCTATGTGTACATCCTGCGCGGCTTCAGCAAGAGCGTCCTGCGTTGGGATGGGGCTACGACTATTGCCATTCCCGGTGTAAGCACCCATACGAACTACCCGAACAGCCGTCACGCCATCTACTACGGCAACCGTCACATCGTCCAGACGGATCGCAATAGCATCAGCGTCAGTCACTACCTCCAAGATAATTTATGGTCGGCGCTAGATGTGTTCACCATCAATGACGGCAGCTCCGATACGCTCGTAGCCGTTACGCCCTGGACTCTCAATGAGTTCGTCATCTTTATGCGGAACAGCATCTTCTACGCGGCTGCCGGCGTAGGTGCTAATACCTCTGGGGACGCGGCTCAAGAAGCCGACTCGTACATCAAGTCGCTCGCCTCTGACATCGGATGTATCGCCAAGGGGTCTATCATTCAGGCTGGCGGTGGCATCCTGTTCCTGTCAGACAACGGGGTGTATATGCTTAACCCGGCTGGCGCTGGAAATGGCAGTGCTAACACCCCTGAAGGGATGCGACTCCTTACGTTGGCTGAACCGCTTTCTGCCCCTATTTCTGATGTCATCGCTAGGATTAACTTCGCTGCCGTTGGCAAGGCTGCTTCAGCCTACTGGGAGAACCGATACTACCTAGCCGTTCCATTGGACAACAGTACGGTGAATAACACCGTGTTAGTGTATAACTTTCTCAACAAGGCTTGGGAGTCTGTTGATACCTACAATGCAGCTCAGGCCATTGAGAAGTTCGTAGTAGCCAAGCGTGGCAACCGTCGCCGCCTGTTTATGGTCGATCAGAACGAGGGCGTGTTCTTGCTGGAGGAACTCGACAACGATGAGTTCAGTGCGTCCTCCCCCGGCGTATCTGGAACCCCAGTCCTGCCGTTCTACATCCCCGCTACACTGACCGCCCTATCCTTCCCGCCAATCACGATTGCAGGGGAACTGATTACGCGGGCCTACACCTTCCAGACTAACCGTGAAAAGCGGTTCTCCAGTCTCCAGGTTGATGCAGCTTTCACAGCCGGGACTAGCCTTCAGACCACCTTCATCACGGTGAACCCTGACTTCAACACGGTAATCCACTCCTACGGATCGCCCCTGGAGGAAGATGTGACACTTCGCCTACCCGTTCGCAAGTCCGGCTACTACTCTCAAGTTAAGTTCAACTCTCTTAACCTTCGACCGTCCATCAGGTCTGTAACCGTAGAGGCTATCGTACCCGGACATATGACTCAAACCCGCAAATAAATGGCTCAAATCCAATCTCCAGAAACCTATGTTGATGGGCAGCAGGTAACTGCTACCCGACTCAACAACCAGACCAACGGCGCTCTCCTGCTGCCAGGGGCTATCACTGACCAGACGAACATCACGGCTAACACAGTCGCCTCTGGTGACTCTGTCCTGCTGTACGACCTATCTGCCACGGCCTTGCGCGAGGCTAATGTCTCTGATGTGCTTGGGTCTAATCTGGCTATCACGACCTCCGCTGTAACGGCTGGCGCTAACAGCGATATCGTTATCACACCTAATGACGGAGTTATCGTCACCGGGCAAGCGTACACCTCTGCTGACGGCCTGACTGTCACGGTCACTTCTACGGCTCACGCCCTGACGGTTGGACAAGTCATCCTAGTAAGCGCCGCCGCTACTGGTTACAACGGCACATTCCGGGTGGCTACTGTTCTGACGAACTCGTTCACTTATGTGATGACCACAGCGGCTACGGTTGGATCGGGTACACTTTCGTACACCAAGAAGGGGTTGGTTAAGAACCCTGCGAACGAGTCGGTTGCCGGAAACCTGTATGTTGACGGCTCTACGGCAGTTGCTGGCTCTGAGTATGTTGCTGGGAGTCTTACTGTTGCTGGTGCTACTACGCTTGCTGGTGCATTGACATCAAGCGGAACTGCTAACTTTACAGGTGCTTTGCAAGTCAACGGTACTGTCGGTTATGTGCTGACTGAGATTTCTGAAGAAACAATGACTCCGTGGGCGGCTATTACGCCTACATTTTATTCTTCCGTATGGACATCAACAGCATTCACAAAGCCGTCTAATGAAATCTGGGTGTTTGAAACAGTTGCCTCGCATCGTGGTGTTCAAGGATACTACTATGAATTTGCTTTTAGATACGGAAGTCAGACCGCTAGAAGCGGACAATATCTTTCATTTAACGCATTATACGACCACGGCAATGGCTCTATAATCACAAGTAATGTTATCACTAACAGATGGGTTGTTCCTGCTGGTACTGCAATTGCGTCTGACACAGTTACAGTAGACGCATACGCAGGAAACGCCACACAGCAAGCACTCTTCCAGACAGTAATTACGAACTCAAACATTACTAACAGTTTTGGTGGTACTGTTGCTCCCTCTAAATTACGAATCTACAAATACAAGACAGCCTAATGCTCCTGTCCGAACTAACCTCCTTCATTGATGCGAACCGCTACAAGGGTCGCAGGGAGGCGTTCGGCATTACGGACACCAAGAACTACCTCCGTTGGGCGTTCCTGCACGACTACCTGTTCGTAGCGTATGACGAAAGCCGTATCTCCGGCATCGGGGTGGCTTACCCCATCGACACCCCCTACACCGGGGATGAGTCTGCCCTGACCGCCTTTAAGCGGATCCCGGTAGAGCAGGAAGCCGAGAAAGAACTTTGCGTTATGGACTGGTGTGCGTTAGATACGGCAGGGCGTGTCGGCCTAGTCTGGCGCTTTAAGACCCGCTTCCCGAACTGGGAGAACCAGCGTAAGTGGGGCATCCAATTTGATAAAGTCAGCGAGTTATCTAACCAATACATTAACCTAATCCACAAAATCTAATGGGCGGCAAAGCAAAAGAACCAGCACCTAATCCTACTGCTGATTACAACCAATATCTCGCAGAGGGTACTAATGCTCTCCGCGCCCAAGACCAACTCCTGCGTCAGCAGATAGGCTATGAGGCTAGCCTCCAGCCCCTCCTTACCGCCCAGCAGATGTCCAGCCTCCGTGGGCAGTCTCAGGGCTTGCTGGGTCTGTATGGCGATCTGTATGAGCCAGCCCAAGCGATGCAGAAGCGTTACGCTGGTGACCAGTTGACGATGATGGCAGGGTTCGGACAGCAATCTACCCAGGCCGCTATCGGGTCGATGGACGCAACCACCCGTGGCATTTACGACACCTTCGGTCAACAGGCTCTGTCTGACTTGCAGATGGGATCGTCGCTGAACGCCCAAGAAACCAATCAAGCCCAGCAAGCTGCTCGTGCCGCCGGAGCTGCCCGTGGTTTGTCTTTCAGCCGTCAGGGGTCTGACCTAGAAGTCCTGAACACCTACAGCATGGGCCAGCGCCGCCAGCAACAGCGTCAAGGCGTTGCCCAGCAAGCCTACCAGATGGGCACTGCTCAACAGCAGATTGGACTCCAGGGCTTCCTTAACCCGGCTTTCGCCGCCTCCCAGCAGTACGGACTCAGTGGTTTGGTGCAGGGCGCTCAGGCTTCTTATGGTAGCCTTGGTCAGTCTTCGTTCCTCCAGCCAGAGTCTCAGTACCTTGCTAACATCCGGGCTAACCGTATCCAGATGCAAACCGCTATTCAGTCTGCCAACGCAGCCCGTTCTGGTTCTATCATCGGTGGCGCTCTCAGTGCGGCTGGGTCTATTGGTGCTGCGGCTGTTCCCTGTTGGGTAGCCCGTGAAGTCTATGGCAAGGACAACCCTGAGTGGACTATCTTCCGGGCTTGGTTGTTTAATGAAGCACCTGATTGGTTCCGTGACCTGTACCTTGAAGAAGGCGAACGCTTTGCTGACTTCATCTCTGATAAACCTCTCCTTAAACGCATCGTCAAGACCGCTATGGATTTGGTCGTTAAACCCCGCCTTAATCTCCTTACCGCCTAATGGCCTCTCCCTTCGCTAAGTATCAGTCTGAACAGGTTCAACAGATTGCGCCCGGCTTTGTCGAAGCCTATGGCAGAGCCGGTGCTGCTATTGGTCAGGGTATTGCTAACGTCGGCGCCAGCGTAGGCAAGGGCATGGAAGTTGCCGAACAGCGCAGGATTGAGAACGCCAAGACGCAGGGGGCTATCAACCCGTACCTTCGGACTGAGGTCGAGAACGTGAACCGTTCCGTCGAGAACGGGTTCCTGCAAGTCGGGAAAGACGGCAAAGTTTCCATCACCCCTGGGCAGGAGAAGAACCTCGATCCGAACAAGATTGGGCGCGCTATTGACCTGTACAACCAGACTAACGGGGGCAAGAAGAAGCTTGAGTCGGCTGACCTAGCCGGCCTAGTGAGCACCATCCAGTCGTACGATACTCTGGAGAAACAGGCGTCCGACAGGGTTGCCGCTGGACGTGCCGCTAAGCTCGCTGACCTAGAGTACAACTCTAAGTACCTATCCAGCGCGGCTGCTCTTTCGCAGGGTATCGCTGGTTTCGCTGCTCAGAAACGCGACCTCGGACGGGCGATGAATATGCAGGGTGATACGGCTGGTGCCCAGTCGAACCTCGCTGAAGCCGCCGCCCTGAGCGATAAGGCTCAGTCTGTCCTCATTGAAGCCTATGCCTCTACTGGCATCGACGTCTCGGCTTACATGCCGAAGCCCGTCACCCCGCCCCCTGTCCGTCCCGCCGCTGTTGCTGTCGGGTCGGGTGCCAGCACGCTGTACACGGTCGAGGACACCTTTGGAGCCTCGCTACCCTCCGCCTCCCCTGCTCAGCAGGCTATATTAGATCGTTTTAACGCAGGGAAGCAGGGTGCTCCTGCCGCCCCTGCCCCTGCTATGGCGGCTCAGGCCGTCCAGGTGCCTGCCCCAGCCCCTCAAGCCGCCCCTGCTGCCGATGCCCCTGCACCCGCTAAGCCCACCCCCGCCACGGGTCGTGACCTCATGCTCGGCACGATGCCGAAGGTTGAGGCTCCTTCTGCCGCCCCTGCTGTTAGGACTACCCCTGCTACGGCTAGGGCGGGTGCTGGCCAGACTGTCACCAAGCCTGCGTACATCCAGCAGGCCGAGGAGGAGATTGCGTCGCTCCGGGTTCAGCAAGATATCTTCACTAAACAGTACAAAGCCGCGCAAGTCGGCAGGGCCGTTAGCGGTCTGAGTGAAGGTGATATCAAGTACTACGACAAGGTTGCTTCTGACGCGAACGAGCAGGCTCGCAAGATTGATGACTCTATCACCGAGAAGATGAAGGCTCTGACGGCTGAACGCACGCGCGAGGAAACCGGGGCTATCGCCTCCACCAAGCTCAGCATGGAGCAGGCGAAGACAATGGATGATCGCCTTCCTGACTTCGGACAGGGCTACATGGCGGCTGGCCGCGCTAAGGCTTTCAAGCTCTATCCTGAAGACCCCGGTCGCGCACTCACCGACCTACGCATCGCTGGCATCAAGGGTGAGTCCAAGGAAATCACGGACACCATCGGGTCTATCGGTTCCTTCATGGAAGGCACCATGGCTATCGAGTCCGCTATTGACGCCCGCCTTGAAGAAGGCAAGGGTTACTTCGACCGCTTTACATTGACCGCCGACGACTACGAAAACATCGCCAAGGGTAATGTGGGTGAGAAAATCCTGCTCGCTTCTATGCGTAAGGCTATTGTGTCCGGTGGCAACTTCTCTGACGCTGACCGTACGTTCGTCTTAGAGGCCATCGCGTCCATCAACAGCGTTGATCCTACTAAGCGCAACGAGTACTTCAAGGCTCTTAACAAGGTCATGGCTGGAATGGTGTACAAGATGTACGACGGTAAGCTGAACTCCATGGGCGTTGAACGTCACCTCGAACTCTTGTCGCCTGAAGACCAAGCCACTGCCGTCTCAGACACCGAAAAGGCTTTCAAGTCTCGGTTCGGAATTGATGCTGGCGTGGTTGCTTCAGGCGCACGCTCGGAACTCTCTGCTCTTATCAAGGACGCCAAGAA